TCTTGCAGTTTCTTCTTCTGTGTTGCACAGATCTAAGCAATATTTTTCAATATCTAACTGTTTGTACTTATCAGGAATAAACCACTGTGTATGATCAATATGACTTGGAGGAGTTGGATAATCTAGTCGTTCAATATCTATTTTGTTTGTATAATCGGAAATATCTCCAGAAACTAAACAGTTTTCTAATATATCCGGACCGTGTTTAATAACACCTTCGACTAGTTGTTCTATTGTATTTGTTTCAGTCAACATTGATTAAGTCATCCAAATCGTTCTCTTCTGCAGATAGTTTTGCTGCGAGATGTCTTTTTTGCATTTCATCTCTGTATATTGTAACAAAAGTTGCTATCTGTGTCAAGACCTGTGGATTGCCTAATCTAGCGGCTTGATAATATTTTTTGTTCAATTCTTGAAGTTTCGCTTCAACTTCCGAATCTTTTAATTCGGAGAGATCTCCTTCTAAAGGATGAAACATTTTTAACTGAACTGTCCTAGATAATTTAGAAATATATAATTTGAACTATGTCTCCATACTTCAACAAAATGAGGATCATCATTTGCATCAGCGCCGAGTGTAATAGATCCTGAAAAACCTGGATTCTTTTTAATTACACTGCCACCGGATGTGGTAAATGTTACTGTTCTTTCAGTACCGTCGCCGTATATTTCTAAAATTAATTTTCCAACAGTGTTTTGTGGTGGGCTTCCAGGAGTGCTAGGATCACCTGGTAAATCTTGAAAACTAAGAGCAACATTTGTTTGAACGTTTAATGTATGATATGGTCCTTCTTTGTATTCAATAGTATAAGAAGAATTGGAAATGTTTCCATTTGGTTTTACAGTATCTCTAATATTTAAGAATACCATATCTTGCTGTACTTTATAGTTATAGTTGTTAGTTTGGGTTACGTCTGCTGAAGTATCTTGCAAAGAAGATATTTCAGTTTTTGCTTCACGCAAACTGTTTTTAATAGTATCAAAGTTATCTCTGAATACTTGTGTGTCGTTATCTTGTCCTGCTACAGGAAAGTTTTCGTTAATACTTAAATAATTTATGTTGCTACTCACGGTAATTTTTCTCCACGTTGCGGAAATGCAAGGTATTTATCCTCGATTTGTCCGTCGATTATATCTATTATATATCTATCTATCTCAAAGTCAATGGTTTTGAAGTCAAAACTGGAAGCATTAATTCTTGATAAAATACCTGCTCCTGCACCGGGTTTGGCATAACACAACACTAACGAACTTGTGTATCCAGGCTCGACAAAGTCATCGTCTTGTATACTTCTCATCCAAAGCGGTAAAAATTCTCTATCACGCTCTCCTGTATTTTCTCTAATTCTTCTTCTCATATTCTTAATAGAATTAGGAAACACTCTTTGATGATCACTATCACTTACAAATGGTATGTTACTATCTACTTTGATAGAATCGTAACTTACCAAAACTTTACTATTGATATCGTCTTTAAGTTGTACAGTACTACTAATGCTTTTTCCATTCTTTTCTAATGGATCAACAATGTTAACATATACAACTTCGTATTCTGTTTCTTGTGTGTCTGGATTTTTACCTTTAGATATTTTTACTTCGCCAAATTGTAATCTTTTACGATAATGATTTCGACTCATTGCTTGAATGTATTTTACTGCTTCAATACTTTCAATTCCTGCAAACATCAGTACTTCTAAACTTGATTGTATACCATAGTTTACATCACCGTAGCGGTAAAGTTCTGTAGGTTTAAAGATACTTGAATCTGTAATAAAGTTAAACCAGTCTAATCTTTTGTTTTTTGGTTGTAATGCTTTTGCATATAAATTGGCAAAAGTCTTGGTAGTTGTTGCCTCAATATCAATATAGAAAGTTTTTTCTAATTCTGCTGCATTGGCATAATCTCTTGCGAGTACAGTAAATTCGTATCTCCTATCAAAACTTGTGCTATCACCGTCAAAAGTAGTATTAAAAGTTTTTTGTTCAGACTCTAAATCGTAATATCTTAGTAATCCTGGACCGTCATCATCTGCAAATTGTTTTACTTTTCCTTGAACTTCTCCGGTAGGCAAAAAAGAAAGTCCTGGAGGAAGTTCTCCTCCGGTTATTTGATATGTAGTTCTTCCACCGTATATTAATGCTTCTGCTTCTACATATAGTCTGCTTGGTTGGTTTGGTTTAATGGTTCCTAGTTCACTTTCGCTAATCCAACTTATTGCACTTTCCAATTCACCGATAATATCTAATGTAAATGTACGCTCGGCTGTAGAAACACCTGGCTCCCAGTATGTGGTGTCGGTTGGTAACCTGTTTGAATGTGCAAGTATACAAATATAAATTACATTATTATATACAACTGCTTCATCAACAAAGTAATCAGTTTTTGCTGCCCATAGACCTTTGTATACATAATCGTTATCAGCTAGTGTAACAGGAAAGTTTACGGCCTGCATTGTAAACTGATAGTTCTCTGTAACTGCTGCTTGATAAGGAACCAACCCTGCTATGTCGCCTGTTGTAGAATCAAGAGTCATTCCATTGGGTATTACACTGTCGCTACCATCAGGATTCTCTGGTAACAAAAAGTAAACAAAAGTACCAGATAAACTCGGAGGATCGTATACATCTAAAGGAATTGTGATGTAATTATTAGCACGTTTTTTCCCTAAATCCGAATCAGTAATCCAAAAAGGTCTTCTATCTGACGAACTATCTGCTTGAAATAAGTTGGTTGATACCTGTACAATATTATTGTCTGCTTTTAAAAATTCTTCTGTAACAACATATATTTTAAAAGTTCTCCCAACATAATTAACCCCGTCAGATGCAGCAACAGTAAAAGTATAAATTCTACTTAATCTTTTTGGTGCTTCGCTCGGTTCGTTGTAATCATATGTTGTATTATCAAAGAAAAATGTATCAAAACCATTTGAATTATTGTTGGCCAAATCAAATGACATAGTGTCAAACGATTGACTATCGTACGCACCGGTAGCATCTGTAGAATAGTTTAGTGCATAAGCAGGATCTGTAAATCCGCTAATAACTCCACCTTTAGATAATTTTAATCCAGGAGGTAGTATACCACTGTTAGGAACAAGGTAATATTCAATAACATCACCTGCAACCGCATCTGGATCATATACTTCTAATTGATATTCAACGTTAGCGTTATCTAAAACAAAATAAGCATCTGCCGGCCCGACATTTAAAAATCCTTCTTCAGTAACCCATTCAGGAATGTCGCTTCCGTCTACAGATAGTTTAAAAGTTTGATCTTTTTTATCGCTGCCATCATCTGCACGAACAACAAATCTGTTTTCGGTAAATCTTGTTACTTCTGTCGGGCTTCCGATGATGTTGTTTTCAGACAGTCGTAACCCTCTTGGCAATGCACCAGCAATAACAGAAAGTGTAATATCTCCAATATCAGAAGATACAGACAACGGAATATTTACCGATTGTCTTTCTGTCAAGATACCTAAGTCTCCTGCAGGTGTTGTCCAATTAACCGCCATAGATTAAACCTCTTAAAGTATCGACCCGGCGTCGTACTGTAAACGACTTTCGTAAGTTATTGTTCCATAATCCATATTAGACCCGTCTGCCAATGCTTGTATTGAATTATCGTATTGGCCGTTTATTTTACCAAAATCTAGGTAATCAACAATTTTTGTTATAGGTCGAACTGTGTTAACAGTCATAACACCACCTAGTGCTGTAACTGTAATATCGTCACCGCCTTGTAAAGTTAGTGTTCTATAAGCGGTAGCATCAATGTTTCCACCATTAGTTTCGAATCTTGTAAATGCAGCCGGTGCTGTTGAGTTGATAACGATAGTATCAACCTGCTCATCAACTAATATTTGATTACCACTAACAAGTCTTTTAAATTCTAAATCCGTTCCGCTCTTTTGTTTAAAAACACCAACACCAATATCACCTGTATTACTTGCGGTAATTGTTAATTCGTCGTTTAAATCAGTAAAGTTAGTGTTAACTTTTTCAAAAGCAGTACGTAAATCGTCACCTGTTCCATCGTTTACTAAGTTACCAATATTGATTGTTTGTAAGTCTGCCATTTTCTTTTCCTTATAATGCCGCTATCTTTGACTGAAAGTCTGTAAAGTCTGCACTCGAAGCAACAACTGTTTTTAATTCGGATAAACTTATGTACCCGTTTATATCTCCTTGAACAGTTAGGTCACTTGTTAAAGTTAGTTGTTGTCCTATAACAATACCGCTTGAATCTGTAGTTGTTATTGTGCTACCTGAAAATTCTAAAGACCCAATATTTAAACTACTATCTTCTAATCCTAGCGCAGTATAAAGTTCTGCAAAGTTTTCATTAATTTTTTGGAACGCTGTACGAAGACTATCGCCAGTTCTGTCGTTTGCACTTGTGCCTACATTAACATTTTTCTTACTCATCTATCTTCGCCCTTAAATATTATTCAATTGTGTTCCGTACCAGTAAGTTCCTGTGTATATGAACTTAAATGCTTTACCTGCGTCAAGTGAATACGAAGTTTGTAAAACACCGTCTAAGTAAAAGTCATCAGCAATTGTCCAGGTATCTCCATCCACTACGTTAGCGTTAAAGAATTCAAACCAATCACCTGCTTCTGGAAGTGCTGGGAATGTTAAGTTTCCAGGATTAGTATTTGTTCCCATATACTTTTGACCCGCGATTGCATCAACATCATTATCACCTGTAACTACATATTTGTCACTTAGGTTTTTAGTTACTGTTAAATTTTCAACAATTAAATTATCTCTAACTGTTAAGTCGTTTTCTACAGTAACATCACTATTAAACACTGTTGCTGGAATAACTGTAATTGCTGCTGAATCAGCACTGTCAATATTATGTGTAAGTATGTTACCTTCAAATGAGTTAGCAGCCATCTTGTTGTCGATAGCATCAACCATTAACGAACTATCTTGGGCGAACACACTGCCCATAACATCACCTGTATGATAACCTGTTGTATTACCTGTTACATTACCAGTTAGGTCACCTGTAACATCACCTGTAACATCACCTGTGAATAAACCAATCACTTCAGTTGCTCTAACTATCGAAGTTTCAACTGGGCCTACAATTAATCCTTCAACACCGTCTACAAGTTTAGTTGAATCATCTGCAAATACAGATCCTATAATATCAACGTTTTGATCAAAGTCTATTGTAAGTTGGTCTAATGCAGCATCTGGAGTTAGTGTAATACCATATCCTTCTTGGAAGTTAAAAATGTCAGCGGTGCTATCTGCAACAATACTATCTACCGCAGGGTTAGTACCGTTAACATAGAATGTTCTAAATGCAGCCGCTGCTGCTACCGCCGGATTAAATGCTATCTCAACGTTACCATCGTTAGTTGTTGTACTAACTGTAATACCAAAACCTGCTGTACAGGTTAAAACACCAGTGTTTGTTAATGTAATGCCACCAGTTCCTGCACTTGTAGTAATACCGCTTCCTGCTGTTAAACCGCTTGGTAATGTTGTTGTATTAGTTACACTTGTAACACCTGTATTGGTAATAGTAATATCACCAGTTGATACGTCAACATCAATACCTGTTGAAGCAGTTGCTGATGTAACACCCGTGTTATTAATAGTAATACTTTCTGCAGCACTATCAACAATCATCGATATAGCATCTCCACTCAATAAATTAATAC